CTTTCTAGAAAACTAATTTTTACATGTGCTAATCTTCAACTTGATGAAATTGAAGATTGTGGCACAACTGATCTACTGGAAGTAAATGTTAATAGCGAAAGAAAAGCTAAAATGCTTGTTAATAAATTTATGGAAGTGAACAAGCAATTAGTTAAAATAACATCAGAAAATTGTTTACAAAATCTAGGAAAGAAAATTTATGTCCGTAGTCCTATTCTTTGCAAGAACCCTAAAATATGTAGAACGTGTTATGGGGATTTATACAGAAGTATCAATAGCAGATTCGTGGGAATCATCGCAGCTCAAACACTCGGAGAACGTGGTACTCAACTAGTATTACGCACATTTCATACTTCCGGAGCGGCGATCATTAAAGGGCAAGTAGATTCAGAATCATTAATGAAACAAAAAGATATTATTGGCGATCTTTCAACAGTATCTGATCTTCTTCATAAATTTAAAGGAAGAGATTACGTTGATATTGTTGCAAAATTATTTGAAGTATATGATAAAGATATTTATCACGTACATTATGAATGTGTTGTTGCTCAATTAATGTGGAAGAATTATAAAAAGTGGAGATTGTTACCAGACAGAGATAAAGTTGAACCTGATTATTATTCAATTCAATCTGTACCAAATCAAGAATCGTGGATTCTAGCAATGGCATTTTCAAACCCCAAGAGGTCGATTCTACAAGGTATTTTATATGAAGGTCGATACTCTGGAATAATGGACAAAATACTAAAGGGTGAAAAAATAGTATGAGAGACCCTCAAAGAATTAAAGTAATGCTGGACCTAATTCGGAGTGTTTGGGAGTCATACCCAGACCTCCGATTAGGTCAACTTATTATGAATACAAGACCACCTAATTTAGATACAATTGATTCGTTTGAAGATATGTTTTATGTAGAAGATGATGTGTTGTTAGAAAGATTAAAAGAAACTTATTTTAATAAAAAACCTCAATACTATGATGGAGGAAAAACTTGAACATAATAAATCCAAATTTAAAAATCCAGAATGAAGATTGGAATATCTTCACATTCAGACAAAAAGATTACGAACAACTACTTGAATATGTTAAGCAGATAGTCAAACCTGTAGAGGAAATAGGATTCCAAATCACAGAAATTGATTTGAAAGATTCTAGATTTTCATCTGGTGAACTATCAAAAACGATTAAGCAAACTTTAGTTATTAAGATTAAAAAAGGAACGCATGAGATTGATCTTAGCATGTTTATTCCCAAATTAATTGATGGAAATTATATTTATATTAATGGTAGAAAGAAAATTCCTCTGTTTCAATTGTTTGATATTCCAATTGTCACAAGAGGAGAAACCATTAAATTCAGAAGTAATGTTGCAACGATTATGATTATCAAGGAAAAAGAATTACCAAAAGTTCATATGACATTTTTAAGTAAAAAAGTAACATTAGCTTTAATTTTGCTTGCATATTATGGTCAAGATGAATGTATTAAAAGATTTGATCTAAATAGTAAAATTGATAAAGAGAGCGAAAATTTGTATGAGTTATTAAGATATGATTTAAAATTATATATTGAAGAATCAAAAGGTTTAACCCAAGATGATTTTATTATGGAGTTGGGAAGACATTATTCAAAATATGCAGCTAAATCTAAAGGTGAAGATATTATTTATGGCCTTGGTTTAATTCCAAAAGTTGATATTATGACTGCAAAGTTTTTAACCAAACCAACAGTCTTAGAAGAAATAATAGAGATTCTAAAAACTGGATATTTAGACGATACCCTTTTAATCAATAAAAGAGTTAGATGTTTTGAATATATTGTTTTAGGAAAAGTATCAAAGATAATTTTTGATTTATGTATGGCTAATAGAACAAGCAGACAACCAAAATTCAATATCAATTCAACGCAAATTCTATCAGAATGTAACGTTAGTGATATTGTTCAGTTTGATTTTTCAATTAACCCTATACATGAATTAACAATGCTTTCTAGATCTAGTCTTTTAGGACCAGGTGGTTTTAAAAGAGAAAATATTCCCAAGCATTTAAGAGATATTTGCCCAACTATGTTTGGAAGAATATGCCCAGTTGACACTCCGGATAGAGATAACTGCGGAGTATTACAGAATTTAGTTGCAAATGTTGATGTTGATGATGAAATGAAATTTACAGATAAAATATGTGATAAACAACCATTTTCTATTCCGGTTTCGATGGTTCCATTTTTGAAAAATGATGATCAAACTAGATTGCAAATGTCTTCGTCACAAATGAGACAAGCAATTATGCTTAAAGAGTTTGAACAATCATTGATTAGATCTGGGTGTGAAAATCTATATACAGATAAAACACAATTTGTTAAAAGAGCTAAAAAAGATGGAGTTGTTATTCATGTAGATAATGATTTCATTCTAGTTATGTATGATGATAAAACACCAGATATATTCAATATTAGTTATAGAAAAATCTATGTTGAGCATCTAGACTTCTTAACAGTATATGTTAAAGAAGGTGATAAATTTAAAGCTGGTGAAATCCTTGCAGAAAGTAATTTTTGTAAGGATGGTGTTATCAATATTGGTAGAAATTTATTAACAGGCGTTATGGTTTATTATGGTAACAATTATGAAGATGGTATTGTAATTTCAGACAGATTAGCAAATGAAGATATTTTAACTTCAGTTCATTTTAAAGATTTGTCATTTACAATTACTCCAGATAAAGTTTTATTATCATTAGATGATAACAAATATAAACCGTTGCCAGTTCAATTTGAAAAAATTAATGCATTATCTCCTTATGCAATTTTAAAGAAAATAAACTCTGAAGAACCAACAGGAGTTTTTTCTGAACCAGTAATTTTAGATACTAAAAAAGATATCTTAATTTCAGAAGTAAATGTTTATGCCAACGAATGGAATACGGATATCAAACAATATTCAGACTGGATTAAAAAGAAAATTGAAGAGCAACAAAATAAAGAACAGTATTTTCAAAATATATTAAAAGAGCATTTTTCAAAAGAAGATGCTTTGAGAATAATCAGAGAGAACAGTCTTGATAAGTTCTCATTTGGTGGTAAATATAAACAAAAGAGAGAAAAGATTTTGGGTGTACAGGTTGAGATGTTTGGAATTCATTTCAGAAAAGTTAAAGTTGGGGATAAGATGGCAAACAGGCATGGGAATAAAGGAGTTATTTCCAGGATTGTTCCCCAAGATAAAATGCCACAGTTAGAAGATGGAAGGCATCTAGATATTTGTATCAATCCCTTGGGTATTATCTCTCGTATGAATATTGGGCAGCTGTATGAATTGCATTTAGCAATGTCTGTCAACGATCTTAAATTGAATATGTTAAAAATGTTAGATGAAAATAAAAGTCAAGAAGAAATTAAAAAGTATTTAATTGATTATATTGCAATAGTTGATAAGACAGAAAATAATTGGTATTCTAGTCAGTTGATAGAGCAGATGCCAGAAATAATTGATGAAGATTTCATAAACGATTTCACATTGATTCAGGCTCCTTTTGAATCTTGTGAATTAGAAGATGTTAGAAAAGCATTACAATATACTGGTTCAAAATTTAAATATAAAGTATTTGACCCATTATCTAAAGAAATGTTAATGAATGAAATTGCAGTTGGTTACATTTATTTCTTTAGAATGGTTCATATTGCAGACGAAAAATTAGCTGCAAGAGGAATTGGAGCTTATGCTAGAAGAACTCTGCAACCACTGGGAGGTAGAAAAAATAAAGGCGGTCAAAGATGTGGAGAAATGGAAACCGCATGTTTGATTGGCCATGATGCTCCGCACAATCTATTTGAATTTCTAACAACTAAATCAGATTGTATTGATTTAAAAAATAATTATATCAGAAACTTTATTGAATCTAGTTTGTTCGACCCATCTATAGAATTAGATACAGTGCCAGAATCAGTCAAATTACTAAACTCATATTTGACAGTTATTGGCGTAAATCATAAATGAGGGAAACATGGCTTGGGACGATACTGACAATGAAGAATATGACGATGATGATTTTGAAGAAGAAGAAGATTTAGAAGAAGATGAAGGAAGACCAGCAATAACTAGAGACTTATATGGAGGCAATATTCCTGATCCTTTTGAACTTCCTGAATTAGAATTTATTTCTTTTGCTGATTTTTTATCTAAATATCAAACTTCAGCTACATCTACAGATATAAAATATTATCTAAATCAAGATGGGGTTCTTCAACCAGTAAATGATGAAAAACCAAAAAAGAGTAAAAGCAAAGACCCTCTTATATTTGATCCTGAAAATATTGTATCCGAATACGAGGTGAAAAAACGTGATAGAACAAAAAAAGTGCGCTGAATGTGGCGGAGATATTGTAGTTAGATATCAAATAAACGATAGAGACTTTTATATTGAAGATGGAGAAATAAAAGAAGATACAAACGCATATTTTGAACCAACGTTTGTCTTTCATTGTATTGAAGATTTTGAACACGATATTACAAAAGATTTAACAAAAGAACAAATAGACGAGTTAGAAGAATGGGAAGAAACCTTTCTCAAAATATTAGAAGAAAAATTCACGATATGAGGTAATAATATGACTGAATGTTTGCCAGATGTACAATGTTCATTACCAGAAATACAAATTCCTATTAGGCAAGTAGGAGTCGAAAACGTTGAGGTCCCTTTTAGATTGGAATCCAAATATGGTGGTTTTCATCAACTAAATGCAAATGTTTCAATGAGAACCAACCTGGATGAAAAGACAAAAGGGATCTCAATGTCAAGATTGTTATTGACTCTGAAACCATATTTAGATTTGCCATTAAAGCAAGTTTTAATAAGAAAAATTTTAGAAGACCTTAAAAAGAATATTGAAAGCACGTCAAGTTTTATAAAATTTGAATTTAGAATGCCAATAAATAGAAAATCAATTTTGACTGAAAATTCATTTCCTATTTATTACAGATGTAGATTTGAAGGGCAATTGTTTGAAATTCCTGATGTAACAGAAAGCGCAGATCTTGATTTTGAAATGATTGATGTTTTCAAGTTCTATCAAGGAGTTAAAATTCAATATGCATCATATTGCCCATGTTCAGCTGAACTTTGTGGTGATTTGAAAAATAAAGAAAAAATGGGGTTTCCTCATAACCAAAGATCTTATGCTGACATTTTAGTTGAGGCAGAAGAAGGGCATTATATTTGGTTGGAAGATATTATTGAATGTGTAGAATCTAGAATTAAAACATTACCATATCCAATAATTAAGAGACCAGACGAGCAAGAAATTGCAAGAGTAGCAGCTGAAAATCCAATGTTTGTTGAAGATGCTATAAGGCATATTTCTGACTCTTTAAATAATAAAAAAGGTATATCAGATTGGATAGTTAAATGTGTACACGAAGAAAGCATACATACATCTGAAGCGATAGCTGTTAACTGGAAGGGAATCCCTAATGGTTTCAATGGAAACAGATATCTCTAAACCTTGGTATATTAGAGAAGATGATTTTTATTATATGGCTAGATCATCAAGATGCCCAGATGTAGAAATACCAGCACAATGTCAAATAAAAGTAGTTAAGGATTCTGGAAGATGCATTAACAGGATAGCTTCTATAATAAAATTTGATAGTTGTTGGAGAAGAGTTTATAATAATGATTGGAGAGATTGGTTTTTAGATGAAAATGATAAAGATAAATCTAATTATAAAAAGATACCAAATATTCCAAAATATTGTTCTGAAGAATATGGATTGGTAGTTAATAAATATAAAAAAATAAAAATTAAAGCTGGAACTAAATTTTATGATTATGGGATTGTAACAATGATGTTAACTGGTCCTAAAGTTGGAAAAATAAAATATTATTATATGACAAGCCCATTTGTAAAAGTTTGTGACTTTGTGGGTATTCCAAAATTAAGAAAACTGAAACCCCCATTTAAATATGTTAAAGGTGGTTTATTTTTGCAAGATCTAAATATTACAAAGCTATCTAAAGATATACAAAATGAATATGGTATTAAAGAAGAAGCACGAAAAAGATTTATAAATATACTACACGAAAATCTAGTGAGGTTAAACTATGTCAACTAAGAACGAAGTAATGGAAGTTTATAAAAAAGAACGTGAATATGAGCAATCAGTATTCGGAGATTATTCAGAAATAAAATCTTTAAATGTTTCAAGTTTTATGATTCTATTAGAAAAATATTTAGAAAAAATTAAAAAGTCTTACTGCGGAAAATGGAATAGGGAATTACCACCGTGGTTGGTATCTTGTAAAGAATTTGATAATAACCAAAGTGCCCCAGTTGAAGTCTATGAGCATTTAATAACTATAATGACATTAGCTGGTGCTGCACTAGAAACATATACAAAGATCGACCCTAATGAGTGGAGATCTAATCCAGAAATTGATAGAAAGAAATGGGAGGAATGATATGAATGAAAACTTAACTCAAATGGTTAAGAATATGGAGACAGGAAGTTCTCCTGTTTTTCCTGCAGACAATGTTGATATTCCAATTGAAGAGGTTAAAGCAGAAGAAGTTCAAACACCTCAGAGTCAAGAAATTGGAATGGTTGTTATGACAACATCTTTAACCGAATGGTTTGAAGCAAACGTTTCTAGATTTTCAGAAATTAACCAAGTCAAAGTTGCAATCAGAGGAGTTGATCCTAAGAAAACTTTGATTATGGCAGTCAAAGATGGTAGTGGTGAAAAAGATCCTGATGGAAATGATAGAAGAGTATTAAAAATATTTGAAGATGCAGATATTCATCCGGTGTTAGATGCACAAGGAATAGATATGAAAATATATAATAACGGATTTATGATTATCAATAATATTAATGGAACAATCTTTACAAAATGTTATGGCGTTAGAACTGGTTTGATTGTTGTATTTTGTAATATGATTAATGGAAAATTAATTCCTTATGAGATTACAAAAGTTAAAAAATCTGATAAAGATGTTGACATTCCACAGAAGAATATTTCACAGGTAGTCGATAGATTAAATCAACCTTGTAACACAGAAGCATTACAACTATTATATAAGCAAATTGCAAAATCAATTGATACAATTACCACTAATCAATCTGCTGTAGATTGGTTTGAAGAAAAACAAAAAGAAGTTTCAGATATCAATCATCACCTGCAAATAGACCAGGTAATAATTGATGTTCTGAGCTAAAAGGAGAAGATGGGGCGGGCAATTACCTCCCGCCCCAAACTTTTATGGAAATAAATAAAAATTTAAAGTTAGTACTACGAAATATTTACCTTTGTGATATTGAAGCTTGTCACTATAATATTATGAAGAAATTAGGATTGGATTTAGAAGGAATTGATGAAACAAATAAATTAGAAAGAAATATTCAAATTGGAAAGATGATGCGTCGTAATCCAAGATTAACAAAGCTTTTAAGAAGTACAACAGAAGCAGTAATTACAGAATACATAAGGCAGAATAATCTAAAAGAAGATGAAATACTTATAAGACAATATGATGGTATCCTAACTACAAGAACAATATCAGTTAATGATATTGGCGGAATACCATTTAAAATAAGAGAGCATTTTTCTATTTTTATTACTTCAATAGATAGAAAAAAATATTTAGCTTTTAATGATTCATATAAAAAAGTAGTAATAAAAGGTATACCATTTAGAAATGAAAAAATTGATAATATATACAAGAAACTTTGTACAGATGTTTTAAATAGCGCATCAAAAAAAGTAATCTTTGAAAAACTTCAAAAAATAAAAGACTTTATTTTAAATAGCGATGACCCGTCCATTTTTGGGATTCCTGATAAAGATAATAGAGTTAACATCTATTTAAAAGGATATGGAGAAATGGTTATCTCTAGTCAAACTTTAAAAATTATGGACCCAGATGATATTGATAAAGAAAGATATTTTAGATATTATCTGGAACCATTTACAAAAAGCATAGTTGTAGAATTCATCTAAGGAGGTCAAATGCTAGTTTTAAACTTGGGTGCAGGAAAGATCAAACCAATTTTAGATAAAGATTGGTTATCTAAATATTTAACAGTTGTTAATTTAGATACTAATTATTTTTCTAAACAAACTCCAGAAGAATTAGAAAGTTATATAGAAAATACTCTTCCGATACAAACGCAACAATATGATGAACTTTATTGTAGTTGTGATGCATTTGAATTTATGGAAAAATTTAGACCACAGTTCGATAGAATCTGTATGTATAGATTCCTTGAGCACATCTCATTTACACAAGTATTATATTTTATTTATTTAGTTTCTACATGTATTAAAAGAGAAGGAATTGTAGATGTCATAGTTCCTAATTATGAAGTATTAGCAAAAATGTTACTGGAAGAATCAACACATCATCCAGACTTTGAGAAGAATAATATTCTTTTGACAACTGAACTTTTAAATGAACCATCTTGCCCTCATGCATCAATATGGACTGTTGACCGAGCTAAATACTTCTGGGAATTTGAGAATAGATTTAAAATAATTGATGGTTGGCCGCAGTATGAATTTGATGGAAGAAATATCTATATGAGATTTTTAGCTAAAAGGATTTAAATATGGGCGGAAGATTAATAGCTGGGAATAGCCATACATCAATTAATCATATGTATGAAGCAGAAGTAGTAATAATGAAAAAGGATGATAGAATAGCAGGTAAAGATAAATTACATATAGCTAAAAATAGAATGGGAACTCCTCTAGGAGAACGCTCATATGCTGAAGCTATAGAAACCGTACTATATTCAAGAACTATGGAACAAGCTATTGATATATTAGCAGAGACTATAGCTCGTAAAAAATTTAGAGGAATAACTCAAATATTTGAAGAAGGAATGAAACAAGAACTAATCGAAGCAATAAAAAAAATAGTGAATAGGGAATGAAATGTCAATACAAACTTTTTCAGAACTAGCTCCTGATATGGGTTTAACAGTTGACCCAAATAGAGGAATGTTTAGTTATAGAGATAGATATAGCGAAGTAGTGTATAGAGGGTTGATAACTTTCTCTCATGATGAAATACCAGATATTCATCCAACAGATGGTTTTCAAAGTACATTATTAGGAGTATTCACAAGAGGTATTGATGACCCAGTTGATAAATATATTTATTGTGGTCATGTTTCAACCCAGTATAAATTTATAGGAAATGATGTTGTAAATAATGCTATTAGGGATTCAATAACAAAAGTTGGGACTCCTATAATTTCTGAAAATACTTTATTTTATAATGCATATACTAGAATGAGAAATGAAATCTTAATTAGAAATGCTCATCAAGTTGGGCAAATAGGAAATATAATTCCTGTTATGATCGTAGAAAATAGCTATAACGGAACAAAGAAAGCATCTGTTTCATTTGGTTTGGCAATTGAAGGCGAAAAAATTAGAAACAGATTAATATTCAAATTTAGACTTGGTGAAATGAGTCAGGTTCATATTAGATCATCAAGAACGAATGTTGACTCTGCAATTCAATCTTATATGCAAGTCTTCTCAAATGACATTGTTGATATGGTAAGATTGTCATTTGAGAAAAGATTAACAGAAGAAAGTCTATTTGACATTCTTGGATTCATTGAAAAAGTAAGTAAGAGAAAACGTGATGAAATATCACAGCTTCTATCTGAAATTATGCCAGCTCAACAGGAAGGGCAACCACCTTTACTTCCATCTTCATGGGATATGTTTCTCGCTATAGCAATGTATAGCACAATGGAAACTAACTTGAATACCAAAAGAATTCTTGAAAATGCAGCGGAAAGTTGTCTAGTTATTCCTGAAAGAATGGCAAAAGTATTAACAACATTAGAAGCAACAAAATCAGAGGAATAGCCTCTGGAAAATAGGTGGTTTCTTATAACCACCTATTTTTTTTGGAACAAAAAAATAAAGGAATATAATATGCCAGAATCAGTACAACTACATGAGCAACAACAGAAAGGAGAAGGATATTCCGCCGTTAGAACTTATAAGATTAAAACAAAAATTAAAGATATGGAATATACTAATGATTTAGTTTCTCTTACAATAGTTTCAACTTTAGCATCTGCATATCAAATGTTTTTTATATCTCTGTTTGTTGATCCCAACGACATTATTCTCAATACTTTATTTGGAGGAGATCCAATAATTATTGAGTTATCTATGTTAAGAGAGTTAGGAATTCCAGAGAGTACAATTAACTTTGAACTTATGTATTTAACATCTGATTTTAAATTTGCTGAAAGATCACAAAAATCAGGAGCTTCAGAGGAAGAAGTAAACTGGGAAAGAACTGTTATGACCATTCATGCAGTTCCTAAAGATGCTTATAAAACTATGGCTACTTTAGTAAATGATGTTTTTATTGGTTCTACTTTAAGAAGCATAGTTGGTTCCCTTGCATCAAAAGTTGGAGCTAAACTTGATTATGATTCAGCAGGAGAAAATACAACTAGTGTTGATCAAATATGTATTCCACCAACTACATTTTATAAAATTATTAAAGAAGCTGGAGTAAATAATGAAGATATATTTGATGGATATTTAGATAAAAGATTCGGATTGTTTGAAGGAGTTGCTGGAGTATTTTGCAACCATGATAATACAGTATATGTTAAAAATCTAACTGAAAGAATTAAACGAACCCAAGAGTTTGTTATTTATCAATTAGCTGGAATGTCTTCGGAAGAAAAAGAAACAACAATACAAAAAATTGAAGATGAAGTAGATGCAGGAAAAGCTTACTATACATTTAATATTATTCAAAGTGAATATTATGCAAATGCAAAATTCGCTACAATTTCTAGTGATATTAAGCATATAGTTAAACCAGCTAAAAAATTGTTCACTGTTATTAGTCAAAATTTAGAAGATATAGCAAAAAATAATTCGTTGATAGCTATGTCTAATAATCTAACACCAAACTTCTATTTGAATCAATTAGTAAATAGAACTAGATATATGAATGAAGATACTGGTTATGAAGATAATACTACTTTGTTTACGTCAATGTTATCTAAAAGTTTGTCTGACTTATCAACTATATCTTTTGATATTGAAAGAAATCTAGATATCAAACATGCATTTAATATTGGGGATAGTGTAAAATTCAAACCAATGACAGTTTCTTATGCTGCACTAGAAGGAAAATATATTTTATTTAGATCTGAAATAACTTTTAGTAGAAGAAATAATTGGATCTCAACCGGAAACATTACATTAATTAGAAGCAATAAAACAAGTTAGTGCGGGGTCACCGCATTAAGTTTACGCGGCGTTTAAACTTCAAATTAAAAAAATAGTAATGAATATCATTATTCAGTTATTGATATATATACTTTAACCCGGATTTAATTTAGAACAAATTACAAAGGAGATTCCAATGGAAGATGATAGAGTAAAAAAATTAGAAGCAATAGCAGACGAATATGTTAACGAATACTTGAAATGTAAGGGCGACTTTGAATATTTTTGTAAAACCTATATCTTGATAGAGCTACCAGGTAAAGATGCACATTTAATTCCATATAAAAAACAAGTTGAGTTAGTTAATCTAATCGAAGAGAAAAAGTATGTTCTCGTACTTAAGAGTCGTCAGATAGGAATCTCAACTATCGTTCAAGCATATTCAGCTTGGTTAAGTGTTTTTTATGATAATGCTGTTATTGGTATTATTTCAAAGGATGGTAAGGAAGCTACAGACTTTGCTAGAGCCATCAGAGGAATGATTGAGAAGCTCCCTGACTGGATGAAACCTCCGAAAGGACCCTTGGGCAAGGGCTTCGCTAAAAGGACCGAGCAATCGTTTATCCTTACGAATGGGAGCAAGGTTTACGCCTCTCCAGTTAACCCAAATGCTCCTAGCAAGACTCTTCGTGGTAAAGCTATTACATTTTTAGTTATCGACGAAGCTGCATTTATTAACTATGTTGATTCTGCTTGGACATCAATGGTTCCTGCATTATCAACTAACCAAATGCAAGCAAGAAAAGCTGGAGTCCCATATGGAACTGTAGTATTATCAACTCCTAATAAAACTATTGGAGTTGGAGAATGGTATTTTAAGAGATACCAAAAAGCTATTTCAAGAGACGATATTTTTGAACCTTTTGTTATTCACTGGAAGATGATTCCTGAGTTAGCAGAAGATTCAGACTGGTATAAAAATCAATGTAAACTATTTGATAATGATCCAAGAAAAATTGCACAAGAGTTGGAATTAAAATTCTTACCAGCAGAAGGATCATTCTTTAGTGCAGAGACAGTTGAAAAAGTTCAGGATGCAGTTCAGGAACCAATTGAGATTCTCAAATTATTTAATGGAGAACTATGGAGGTTCTCAAATGCAATACCTGGCCATTACTATATACATGGAGTTGATACTGCAGCAGAACATGGAGAAGATAGATCCGCTGTTACTGTTTGGGATTATGAAACATTAGAACAAGTAGCTGAATATCAAACAAAATGTAAAGTATTAGATTTTGTTAAAGCAGTTAAAATTATAGCTACTCAATATCCTGGGTTGATAGTAATAGAATCTAACTCATATGGAAACCAAGTAGTCGAACAAATGTATAATAGTGAATATGCAGTTATGGTTTACAAAGAAAAACGAGGAAGTAAAACTATATTACCAGGTTTATCAACAAATACCAAAACTAGACCATTGATGATTGATGCATTGTACTCATACATAACACAATACCCAGAAATAGTTAAATCAAAAAGATTTGCATTAGAAATTGCAGGTTTAGTAACAAAAACAAGTGGAAGAGTAGAAGGAGATACTGGTTCTAGAGACGACTTAGTATTATCAGCTTCATGCGCTTTCTATGTAAGAAAATATGACCCACCAATGTTTATTGGGTCAACAGATTATACAGTTATGAGTAATGATATGATTGAAATTCTGGGAACCAATACTACTACAAGAAGAACTCCAGGTTCATTAGAAGGATTTACAAATGAAGATTTGATAAAAAGAGTCAAAGATGAAAACCTTGGTGGTGTAGTTGATATTTTAAGTATGTACACTAATAAATAAGAGGTTATGATGGAAAATAAACCAGAACAATTAGATGAGTTATTTAAACTACCAATTGGTTTGAAACCAGTTGCTAAATTGGATGGCAAGACTCTCTATGGATCTGAAGATTTAACTAACTCATTTATAGAAGCTATTAAATCAACATCAGTCGGAAATCAAATAGATGTTTTTGAAAAACTAATAAGAAACAAAAAAGTTATTCCATGTTTTCATACAGGAGGTTTAACATCATTTATTTTCTGGAAAATTTTTGCCCCTGTTCATTTAAAATGTATTGTTGGATTTTACCATTCAGAGATAAAAAAAGTATATATTCTATTATCTAATAACTATAACTTTTTTGCATATACTTCTAATGAATGGTTATCTAAATTACTTATTCACGAATGTGTACATATGTCAAGTCATTTAAAACCAACTATGTTTATTAACTACTTTAAAGATCCTTTAACTAAATACTACAAAAATTATTTACAAAGACTTTTTCAAAAAGATTTTAAAGAAGAAGATATTTTAAAATATATAAATTTTATCTATACTTATGAAGTTGGTAAGAATACAAATTTAAAAGCGTATAGAGAACTTTTGTTCGATATAGCAGGTAGTAATAATGAAGAAAAAATTAAAAAAATAGTAGTTGGTATATATTTGTATGTTGAAAAACAAGAAGAATTTTTTAGGTTAAAAGAACAACTATCTGAAGTTTTGGCTCCTTTATATTTTGCTTATAGAGATGGTTTAAATATTAAGAACTTGTCTACTATATGTATTCAAGAGTTATTTGCTCCATCTGAAGTTATAGCTATAGCTTCTGAATATTCTCAATATTCTAAATTTGTTATTCCTTTTTTGAGAGACTTATAATATATGGCAACAAAAAATGATGACTTAGGACGCAGGGTCGATCTTCTTAACGATACCGGTAGTGCGGATAGAGCAAAAAGAATTAATAGTCTCCATAGAACTGTAAGTGATTTAGAACGTCAAAGTAATGAGAAGAAAATAGATTATAGTAAAGAAATAAATAGTTTATCTAATGAACAAAGAAGAATGCTTCAAAAGTTAGAGTCGGAAAGAGATGCTTTTACACATGATACAATGGAGTCTTATAATACAGTTGTAAAAGGTCTTGGAAGTACAATTAATAGATTAGCTACAGGAATAAAATATATTACTACTGAAACAGCTAAAGCTACAAAAGATGCAATTGGTCAATATGCAAGAGCAGTTGGGCAAGATGTTTCAATTAATAAACAAAATACTGTTGCTATGGCTTTATCCACTGCATCTCCATTGTTTGGTTATTTTGCATCAAAATTTATGGAGACCGATGTATTTAAAAATGCAGCATCAAGAATTAGACAAAATGTAGGCAACGCTATTTCTAGTGGTTTTTCAAGACTTATTGGTAGAAAGAAAGAATATGAAGATGACATTCCTAGTATACAACGAGGCGGTTATGTAAAGAAAGGTGGAATGATAAAAGTACATGCTGCTGAAGTTGTAATGCCTGCTGAAAAAGTAATGCAGCAAATTGATAAAGCAAAGAATACAGCTATTGCTCGTCAGATGGGAACAACCATGACTGACATGTCTGATACTCTAGAAGATATTCAAGAAGAAGTATCAGAAAGTCAAGAAAAAACAGGAAATATAATTGATACATTTTTTAGAGAGTATAATGCAGTTAAAGACGAACAATCTTTTGTTGGAGATACTATTCAACATGTTGTAGCTGAACTAAAAGAAATAAAAGAAGAAATGTTTGGAACAGCTGAAACCTGGGGAATGGTATTTGAAAGAACTCTAAATAAACATCCAGTTTTTAAATTTGTACATCGAGCATTTAAGTTTTTTGATTCAACATTACCGGGCGTATTTACTTGGGCATTTGGTAAAAAAAGTAAATATGCAAATGATGTTACTAGAGCTGCAAAAACTAAAAATGTTTATGATAGAATAGTTGGAGTTACAGGTTTATTATATGAAGGCATGATGCCTAGATTAGATACATTAATAAAATATTCTAAAGAGTTAACTGAATTTACTACTGGGAAAAAAATAACAGAACCAAAAGAAAAATTTGAAAAATCTAGATTTGAAGAAATGATTTCTTGGTTTAAAAAGAAAGATAAAAAGAAAGATAAAAAATCATTTTTACAATCTATGTTTGATATGACTGCTGAAAAAGGTGGTGTAGAAGATGAACTTAAAAAAGCTGGAATAAAAAGTTTTAAAGATTTTCTTAGACCAAGAGAAGTTTTGAAAAAAGCAGGCGTTAAAGATGAAGATATACATAGAAAAGTAAATAAGGTTACAGGATTCTTCAAAATTTTCAAAAATATTAAAGAATTTATTTTTGGTTTAAAGAAAAAGGATACGGAAGGGTTTGTTAATAAAGCAAAAGACTTTTTTGAAACAGCTGGTGAAACTCTTAAAGACATTAAAGATAAAATTTCAACTGTAGCACAAGCTGAAGTAGCTAGAGAGGAAAGAGAAGGTCCTCACTCTCCTAGTATGGCAGATAATATAGCTTCTACTGCTGAAATAACAAAAGAAGAAGCTAAAAGACAAACAAAGTCAGATGAAAAACAACTTGGTGTTTTAGAAAAAACACATAAATCAGTCAAAGGTCTTGGTGAGTCGATAAATAAATTTGCCAAAGATGCGGTTAAAAAATTTGGCGACTGGATTATGTACTTACTTATGTTTCTACCAAATATATTGAGTACTGTAGTTTCAACTGCTTTCAGTTTACTTAGAGGGATGTTTGGTGGTGTCCTAGATGCAATTCTAACTGTTTTGCCAGGCAGAAGACTATTGGGCAGAACCATTTTTAAAATGGGGGGGAAAAAATTAGGAAAAGATATTTTAAGAGGTGGTAGAAAAAAAGGTCTTGGTAAGATGGCAGGTGAAGCTTTTAAAGATGTAAAAGAAGCCAAAGGTATTAAAGGAATGGCAAGGGCAACAGGAGAGGGTATTGGAAAAGTTGGAGCAACTGCATTTGGAAGAGGTGTTTCAGCTATAGGAGAAGCTGCTACAAAAGTAGGAGGAGTATTAAAAGGAGGAGTTAAAGAAACTGCAAAATTTGGCGGGAGAATGGTTGCAGGAGCTGGAAAAGCAGTTGGTGGTATAGGTTTGGGCGGAGCCAAACTAGCAGGTAAAATAGGAATGGGTGCTTTGAAATTAGGCGGAAGAATGGTAGCTTCTATTCCATTCGCTGCTTATGAATTATTTGATTCTATATTGGAAGGAGTATCAGGATTTAGAAATCCTGAAGAATTTGCAGCTAGCAGAATGGCCTCAGGTATAGGGGCATTTTTAGGAGGTAAAGATTCTGGTTGGTCTGGAGCAGCTAGCGGAGCATTGAAATGGGGTAGTGTTGGTGCTGTAGCGGGACAAATTGCTATTCCAATACCTGGTGTTGGAGCTGCAATAGGAGGAGGAATTGGTGCATTACTTGGTTCTATAGTTGGATTTGTTGGAGGAAAAAATATAGCACAAGGTATAGATTGGTTAGCTGATGCAGTATCACCAATTCTAAAAGGAGCATGGGAAGTATTTAAATTTCCATTTCAAGCATTTTGGGAACTTACAAAAAGCTTTTGGGTATTAATAAAATGGGGATGGAAAAATACAGTTGGTAAAGCATACAAATTTGTATCAGAGAAGGTAGCAGAAGGTTGGAATAATCTTGCTAATAAAGTAAGTGAATGGTGGAATGAAGAAGGAGAAATATCAAAAATTTATAAGAGCGGAATGTCAGAATTAGATAAAATAGGAGAAAGATATAAAGTAGCTTGGGCAGAAACTACAGGGGCATTAGGTAGAGTTTGGGATGGAATAACAAATTTTACTTCTAAAGCTAAAGATTTTATGATTGATAAACTAAGTGCTTTAGGACCAGTATGGAACTGGATAAAAGAATGGATAGTTGAACCAGTTTCAACAGGAGTTGGAGCTCTTGGTGAAGGGATGGCACATGGAATCTCAGCTATTAGAGAAGGAAAAGTAGCTGAAGATTTAGAAAAATTTTTAAATGAAGAAAATCCAGTTAGAGACCATAACGATCCACATAAACAATTAATGGGCGAAATAGCTGAAGCTTCAGCAGAAGCTCATAGAGCAAATAGTGAAGCTACACTACAAGCAATGAAACAAGCAGCAGAAGAAACAACAAACGCAATTGTTAAAACAGGAAAAGACTCAAAAGAATCATCACAAAGTAGTATGACACAAATAAACAATATTCTAAAAAGTGTAACAAGCAATCAAATGGGTGGAGGCGGAAGGTATTCAAGTCCTGTCGCTGGAAGTAGTTATTCAGATAGAGTACTATTTGGAGGTATGCCATAATGGCCGCTAATGATAAATTAAGACCTGAAACTCAGATTAGTAAATCATATAGACAAACTACTAGAAGAAACGATGCTTTAACAATTAAAAATTTTATAGGATTACCACCAAGTAGTTATGTTAGTGATTCAGTTCTGTTTAACTCTTTGCCGGTAATTAGAGTATCTCCACAAAAACCAAAAATTAGTGCTGGTTTAACTCTATTCACTTTAGAAAGTGCTCAAATAGAATACAATAATATCTTAAGTCATTTAGGATTTAAACTTGAACAACCAAATGATCCTTTAAGAATAGTGTTCAGCGCAGACACACTACCAGTTGATACATTTTCAAATGATTATACTGAAACTTTTTTACAACAAATGACTAATGCCGCATCGCAAGGTTTGGGACAAATAGCACAAATTGCAGGAGCAAATACAGCTACAGAAGCTATTAAAAAATTAGCAGGAGAAGCTAAAAAAGCAGCAGAAGGCGAAGGAATGGTTAAAGGATTTATTAGATCTGGTGCACAAACTGGAGCGAAATTAACTACAGAAATTGAAGATTTAGTAGGAAATTTAAGAAGTCAAGGTGGGGTTTTCGGTGGCGCCGCTGCTATAGTAAATAAAATGTGGGCTGGACATAGAGTAGATTTTCCAAAAGTATGGGGAAATAGTTCATACACTACTAGCTTTAGTATTAATGTAAAACTATTTAATCCAAGACCAAATAATAATGATTATGCAAGACAATATTTAATTGGACCATTAGCTGCACTTTTATGTTTAGCTTTACCTAGAACAGATGATGGATTCACTTATAATTGGCCATTTTTTCAAAAGGTAGAAGCACCTGGTTTTATTAATTTAATTCCTGCAGCAATAACAAATATTACTGTAACAAAAGGCGGGGATGCTCACCAAATGGCTTATACTAAAACTCTTGGTATTATAGATGTTAATATAGGATTTACTAGTTTATTTGAAACTATGTTATTAGAAGATCCAGATGGAGTTATTCATACTCAAAGACCAACTGTTAAAAACTATATAGAGAACTTATATAAAAATAAAGACGCTTATCAGATATATAATCGTGATGAAATGAATAAAAATGCTTCTAATGCAGCAGGCGCAGCTGAAGCAGGAGGACCAATAATTATAAGCACAACTCCAGATCCTAAAACTGCAGCGAGCAGATTATCTGCGGAATCATTACTTGCTAAGAATTTTTCTTCTACCAGAAGGGTTACAGAAGCAGTAGAAGCAGCAACAACTGGGCCAAATAGAGTTAACAATGCTGTAAGTCAAGTTAGTAACTCACTGAACTCAATCAATAGTGATTTCATTCCAAAAATTAGTGGGGTTTAATACCACACATTGACTTTCTTACTAACAAAGTTATATAGTAGGCAATAAAGAGGTTTATTAGAAATTTTGTTTGGTTGGTTAATTTTGAATATTGTTTTCTATAATCTAGTTCTTTAACTAAATCATCAACTAAAATTCCAACCTGTTGCTTAAAAAAAATCTTTGAGGTTGTTCTTTTAATAGACATTAGTTGTCTTAAAAACGTATAATATTCCTTTCCACATATCATATTAACACTCTTAATATCATTAAAAAATAGTTTAAGAATAAGTCTGATTTGGTCAGAAAATTTTGTATCTAACATTTTAGAAACAAATCCAGAAGCTATTCCTATATTGACTTTAGTAATATCTCTTGCTTCTTCTTTAGCTTTTTCATCAATTTGTTTATACACAACAATTTGGTGTACCACTTTATCAATAATTTTATTACTCTTTTCTTGTTCTTGATATTGATATAAATTCTCTTCATCATCTTCTAATTCAGGGGTTATAATACTCTTTCCTTCTTCTGAAGCTTGATAATAAACTGATGCAAAGCTTTTTAAACTTTGAGAAATTCTATGTCTAGTTTCCATAAAATAAGATGACATTCCATCTAAATCAAATTTCTTAATTTTATCTTTATATCTTTTCATTAACTCTTTTGACAAATAATATAATGCATTAGGAATAGTTTTTTCTCTTGAAAATAAATGAGTTTTTGTTAAAGAATTTAAAGAATAAGTAAACACTTCCGGATTACAATATTTTGAAAAATATCTTGCCATCTGTTGACTATATTGACGAATTGTAAAATAAATAAAAAGAGATTCATATCCAATTGCATCATTGTTTTTCAAGAAATATGATAGAAGTGAAAGATAAAATGTAGTAGGATTATCTTTAAATAAATTTGCAAATTTCTCTTCTTTTCTTCCTTTCCACATTCTTTTTCTATAATCGCCAACTTCACTATCAGTTAAACCAGTGTAATGTAAAAAATCATAATAATCTTTTCTAGTACTTGGTACGAAACAAGGATCTGATAAACTTCCTAAGTTAGTAGAAACCAACTTAGTAATTAATCTTCTTAAAGGAAGATCTTGTACATTTTCTTTTTTAAATAGTTCTTCCATTATACCACCCTAACTGTAATACTATCTTTTGTAAAATAAACATACTCAGGGCCATATTCTAATAATTGATCTTCAGTTAATTGAATAAGTTCAAAATTAAAGAATATACTAGTTTCAGGTTTCTTTAATCTACAGTGACTTACCCCGTCAATTTCTTGAACTGCATTAATAATTTCTGAACGATAAATAGTTGCATTACTTCCGAAACGTTCTTTAAATGTATTATATATAGTTTCTCTTACTGTATTTATTAAGGAACTTACAGTACCGCTATATGATAAAGATCTAAAAACTTCTATTTCAATTTCCAATGGGATATTATATAAAGGAAGTTCAATCCAACCATTATCAGAGAAAATATAATTCATATCTTTATTAACAACATAAACTATAGCATCTGCAGTTGGTTCATCAAATAAATAAACTACTGGATATGCTGATGAGTCAATACATTGAATAATTGTTCCTGTTAATGGATCATTAGCACAATCAACACCAACTAAAATATATCTATCCCCAACATTAGCAGTTGGAGGTGGAGCAGTAACTATATCAATAACATCTGAAATAGTAGGTTGATTTAATAGCATATTTTGCATTATTCCAGTTGTATTAGTAAATTTAATATTAGAGAAATCTGTAAGCATTTTATATTCAGACAAATCCATTGATGAAATTATATTTTGTAAAATTTGTAATTCAAATACTTCTTTATCAATAGAATCATAATATTCTTTTTGAATTACAGGAATATCATATACTATAATATTTGTACCATCAACTGATGCATTTGATCTCATAAAATTACTAAGTGGTTTTCTAAATGTTACTTGACCAGAATAAGTAGCAACTAAATTATTAGATGGATCTGAAATTGTAAAATCAAAGAATTGCTCATCTGTTGGCAATGTAGTATATGGATCAAACTCAACTACAAACTCACTAGCAGTTGAATCATTAGTCATTAAAGCAGTAGTACCACTTGACCTAATTTTAAACTCACAACTACATAACTCAGGATCAACTTCATCGCTAGAATAATGAAGTCTAAAAACACCTTTTGTACCTTCAGAATAAACATGCAATTGATCTGCAACTATATTATATGATGATGTTGGATAACTAGTTTCTAAAGCTGGAGTTATCTTAACAGAATAAATAGTATATTCATAATTACCTACTTCGTTTATAATGTCAATATCAATATCAAATATAGTTAAATAATCTACACCACCAATGTCAATAATAGTATCTCTTGGAATTCTATATTGACTAGTAGGCACTGAGTATTTAGCATTTCTAGTAGGAACTAAATTATCTACTTCATCTTCTCCTGTTCCAAATATAATAGCTGTGAATAATTCAATTTCATTGACTTGAAGATCAGATCTTTTCAATACAGGAAGTGAGTTTTGAGCTATAGGAGAATTTTCAACAATAACATTTATATTCTTATAATCATTTTCTGTTACTAATCTATTCAAAGATGTAAGAGATGCAATTGAATTTCTTCTAACTGATTCTAATGATTCTTCGTTAATACCACCAAATGCAGGAGAGGCATTTATAACAGAATAATCAACAAGTTGTGTTGAGCCACTACCAGTAGTTATATATACTCTGTCTCCATCTTTAATTGACCCTGCAATTACGTTTCCATTTTCACCATCTGTAACACCTACTGTTACTATAACACTTGAACCTGGAGTTGGTTGAACTCCAAATAAACCATTACCAAAACTAATTCTTCTTCCTGTATCTGTTCTTCTTGAAACATATCCTTTATCTGTATTTGACATTAAGAATAAACTTTGATATTCGTTCCAAATTGTATAACCTGCACTTCCTGGTTCTCTAATCTTAACAACTAAAGATGCAACTTCACCTGAAATAGGGACATCAATATTAACGAATTGATATTGTTGAGTATCACTATCAATTTGAAATTCTTGTTCTGTATTTACTACTTGTGTTAATGGTAAAGTAAATTGGAATGAATCAACAGTTTTATTTACATAAAGGTTATACTTTTTTACACCTTCAACAACTGTAACAGTTACATTTGCGTTGTTTGTTACTACCACAGTTGTTTCATAAGTAGTACGAAATTCTACATCAGTATTTGCTCTAAATTTAAAACCATTTGGTAATACAAATTGAACACTTGGGTCTTCAAAACCAAATGGGAATGTTAAAAGAACAACAGCAGTAGCGGGGGTAGCTTCTCTGGTATTATACCCCAAAAATGCTGAAAGATTTAAAATTGAGTCTGGTAATTGAGCTTTTGTAAGAAAGAATTCTCTGTATGCTGATATTTGATAAAACAATAAATTACTAGTTAGGGTAGAAAGAATATCAATCATGAAACTCAAAAATGATGATTTGGTCAGATCTACATTTTCTAATTCCAAATAGTTCTTAACTTGGTCACTGATTTGTTCTCTTATACTATCTCTAGAAGTATAAATCTGACTAGATAAAGTTGTTTCTGCCATTATTAATCTCCTTTAGCAAGGAATAACGTTTCTTAATGGAAAATAAAATCCAGCTTTTTTATCGAACATATTTTTCAAACATTCGCGTAGAGTTTCATGTTTTACTAATAATTTTGAAATAAATTGTGCATCTGGTAAAGTATGAATTTGCTTAGTATACTCAACAAATGAATATACATTTTCAACTGATGGTTCAATTTGATCTAATGTAAAACTTTGAAATACTTGTGTTCTTAATCTCCAGAATCTTCTTTCAGTTGGTGGGTGAATTTCAACACCAGTTACTTGATATACTGGATAGTTATCAGAAGTTGGATTTAAAAATGAACTTTCAAATTTTACTATATCGCCAGGATAAGGTTTTAGATTATAACTACTAGGAATAACCAAAACAGTTTCTGAATATCTAGTGTAACCAATATCTTGTGCATCAAATGAAACTGACATATCTTCAGTAAAGAAAACAGGCAATAATAAAATTTTGTTTCTTTTTGTTCCTGATAATTCCCCTACTGGTTCATACGATCCACCCATTAAATCGGTATCCCAAACTGAGTCGGTAACATTTAGATTATAATAAGTAGCTAAATAGGCAACTACATGCTTACTATAATAATTATATAGTAAATCTTGATACTCATGAATATAGTCATAAATACGACTATATAATTGCATGTAGTGAGAATCCATTATTGTTTTTCCTTCTCCCTATCTCGATCTTGTTTTTCTTTTTGTAACTTTTTATATGCTATTCTAAGTTCAGAATCGAATTTTATTTTAGATTCAACTTCTTTTTGTTTCCAATCTTCAAGAAGTTTTAATACTTTTTGTTTGCATTTAGTTTTTTCTTCTACCTTTTCACATTTGGTAAGTTGTTTTTCTAATTCATTAACAACCATTCTTATTGATAACCAATCGCATTGTGCATAACAAACATTTTTTGGATATTTGCTTTGGTTTAAACATTTACTTAAACAAGAAAAATTAACTTTATTAAGTAAATAATTCATTACAACCATAGCCATAGGGATAGGTATTGGGACCATTCCTATAGTTAAAATTGTATTCAAAATCTTTTCTTTTCTAGGATCTCTTTTTGGTGGTTCAACTATCGCTTCGTTTTTTTTTAGAACAGCAAATTCATAGTATAGTTTTAAATGATTTCTGAAAGGTAGTTTATTTCTTAATTCTTTATTTTCTTTAATAAATGTAGAAATCTCTTCATTAGAAATATTAAATTTTCTAATTATACTTTCTGCTCTATATCTTGCAGAACCTTTAAATTCTGGTTTCTCTCTATTGTCTAGTTGTGATTGCCTTAATTTAATTTGAAGTTGTTGAACTCTTTTGGCCCATTTCATATATTCTTTTCTTAAACTTCTTTCACATTTATCAGGATTTCTAAAATCATCGCATTTACCAATATCAGATCTTAAATCATCTGTAATTTTTCTTGCTATATCTAATTGGCATTGATATTTACATATTTTTCTTTTCTTTGAAAATGGAATATTAGCATAACATTTCTTTTCACATGAGTCATTTAACTTTCTATAAATATAAAGAGCAAACATTGAAATGGGAGGGGCCAAACCAAAGAATGAACTTCCAGCAATAGCAGCAAATGAATATTTAAGAAATTTTTTAAATTTCCCTTCAAATGCTGTAACATCTTCTGTAATTGTTAATTTAATAATATCCGTATATGAAAGTTTATCAATATAAGAAAATAGTTTAACGTGTTCAAGAAATGTAGTTTGTTCTTTAATTACTTTACTATCAAGAACTAATTCTCTTAAATATTCTTGACCACATTCTTTTAAAATATTTCTTTCTTTATTAGTTAACATTTTTACTCCTTATTGTGGAACACTCTCAAAGAATTTAAAGTAAACATTCTGATCTATAACTACTTGTAATTGAGAAGAATCTCCTTTATAAGAAACATCAATATTAACTTGAAATCCTTTGTAATTAGGAAGAAAATTAATTGAAACATTTCTTATACTAGCTCGATCATCATATTTTTGAATAGTCTCTATAACTTCCTGCCTAATTTTTTCTTGAGTAATTTGATCGACTGGTTCAAAAACTATTTTATATAAGTTACTTCCATATTCTGGATCAAAAATATAGCTTCTTTTTGGAGTGATTAAAATGTTATTCCAAGAATTTAGAATAACTTCAATATCATTAATTCTTCTGAAGTCTCCAACTGGAGCAATAACGGAAACATAATCTGAAATTTGATTTCTAGTTCCTGCTACAGTTTGGTTAAATCGTTTTAAAAAGTCAGCCATTATTTTAACCTATAATTAGTTTTTATTTTCATTTTTTGATTCAATTTAGCATTTTCTTCTTCAATTTTCTTTTGACGTTCTTCTTCAAGTTTTGCTTTCCATTTTAAATAATCATAAAATCTTTTAACTGGCATTGCAACCACTTCGATGTAGGATTGGTGACTCATCTCCATACAAGCAAATATATTCTCAGACATTTCATCTTTCTGTTTAGAAATTTCCTCATGCTGAGTATAATGAACGAAAAAAGTTTTCCACTAGTTCTATATTATATATATCCTCTTTACTACAGCTTGGGCAAAAACTTTTCATCTTTAATTGAATACCATATTTGCCAAATTTATCTTCATATGTTTGATAAATAATTCTTTTATCTCTAGCTGGCAAAGACATATATGCATCAATAATATCAACTCTATCATCATAAATAATTGGCACCCCAGTTGTTTCTGGAGTGTGTTCAAATTTATCAATAATTAAAGTTTCAGTAATTAAATCCATTG